CTCATGTTGTAAGTTAGTCACAGCAGAGGCGATGTTGTCAGTTAAAACTGTAAATTCATCTTTATCATCTAATTGTCTATATCCTGTATCAGACCTTACAGTGTATCTAGTAGAACTAGGGAATTTATGTGCAGTACCATCTATTTTAAAATCTTTATCTACGATTAAGTCTGGTGGTAGTATTTGTCTCTGTTGCTCATCTCTTATTTCAAATGTTTCATAATGATGTATTTCATTCATTTTAGACTCTGAACCATATTTACTCAGTGCATAATCATATACTTGATAATCTTGTAATGGCCATTCATCACGAATATTGGTAATACCTGCAACTAATATCACAACATAGTCTAGTCTAGGGTCACTATAAAGAACATCTGCTATTGTATCTGGTCTATCTCCATCACCAATAACAAATTTATTAAACAAAGTTACAGAATCACTTAGATATTCTTGCAATTTAGTGCGTCTGAATAAATTTTTAATTGTTATATAATCACCAGAAGAATTTTTATGTAGTAGTGGTGATTGATATAATAAATTTGGTAATTCTCTAAAATAACCCATTAGTATCCAACTCCCGAACCTGATTTATCTTGTAAGTAATCCTCATGGTAGATTGGATTAATTTCTTTGAATGTTAAATTCATTCTTATATTTACTGGTGTACCATCTGCATATGATGAATATGTACCAGAGTTTGTATAATTAACCTGCATTCCAGTAAGAGCACAAATTTTAAATTTATTTAAAAATGGATGATTCCTTCCATCTTTCAAATAATTTAATTGGAATACGTCAGGAGATTTTAAGAATATTCCTTGTGCAGCACTACCATTGAACTCACCTGCCTTTGGAGCCATGCTCATTTTTAATGACCTAATAATTGCTTTGACAACATCACTTTCTTTACGACTACGAGGTGAAAATGTAATACTGTATGGAAAAGACCTTAAGTTTACACCAGAGAATAGTAATTCTAGATTATTATTTAAAATTTGACCTGTAGAACGAGAGATAACACTTTTTGATGATACTGTTGAACCTAATTGTCTTAGTGCAGCACCTGATATTGCTGCTCTAACAGAATCTTGCACATCAGAACTTAAACCAGGTATTTTGACACCAGACTCAAACATTGCTACCGCTGCTTGTGCCATTTCCACTGTGCCATTAGGATTTGCCATTGCTGCTTGTGCAACAGATAGAGTTGCCATTTCAAGTGCGTTCACTCTATCTTCACCCCATGTAACAGAATTAGAGTCATTTACTTCTTGAGGTATGGGTAATTCAATATAATATTTTACTTTTTGATTCTGTGATAGTCTTGTATTACCATCTGTTGTCTTCATTCTTATACCTGGTACACCAAACGGTTTTCCATCAGCAGCTGCTTTTTTCCTTTGCTCTGCTGTTATAACTGTTCTACCTTCTTTCGCAAGAGCTGGATTTTTTGCGATTGACTCTGCTGTAGGTTCCTTGAAAACATTATCAACTTCAACAGAAAAACCTCCATCATCAGGTGGAAAGTATTCAATACATTTTATTTGTAGAGTATCTCCAATACTTTCAGAGTTTGTTCTAGCGACTGGATATGAAAGATATATGTCTGAATTATTTCCACCAGCCCTTTTCGATGGTTTTACAAAATTTGAATTACCAGCTAATTTATGTGCAACTTGTCTCCTCATAGATTCTGAGGGCATGCTTGTATTTTCTAATCCTTTGTACGCTTCTTGCAATCTCGCATTTTCATTAGCGTCAGGTAGCCAAGTTCCTAGTGCCATTTATATCTACTTTTTTAAGTATTTAGTATGATTTTGACAAAAGGCAGAGTTCTTAGATCTCTCAACTCCATTTCATCTACTTTATACAGTCCACCAACCACTTCTGGAAAGGTATATTGTCTCATTTCTCCCCAATGATAGTTCAATCCTTTGAATCCCCATTGAAAAACATCTGTTACAGCAACAAGTGGATGTGAGTCATATGCAATGCCAGGTGTTTTTGCTTTGTATACAAAGACATAAAAATTACCTGCTTCGGGAACATTACTTCCTTCAGTTAATACTCCCAATATTTCTGTTGCTAAATCATCGGGACTTTCTGTTCCGATTAGATTTTTCATGATAGGATCTATTCTACTCATATGTCTAACTCTTTTTCAGTAATTACTTTAAATTCCCACATTCTGTCAGCACAATATTCTCTTGCTGCTTTCCATTTTGCTTGATTTCTTGCATATTCAAATGCTTCACGAATATATCCTTTAGTTTGTCTTTTTGGTTTCTTTGGTTTTGTTGTTTGCTTAAGTGGTTTAACTTCAATTAAGTATCTTTTTATTTTACCCGTATTCTCTTGCACCTTGATATAGAAATCTGGAAAATAACGGTGAACACGACTATCATGTGGTGAAATATATGGAAGGGCAATCTCCTCACTTCCCCATTCTAATATCTTTGCATTTTTATCACAATACACCATAAATTTTCTTTCCCAAAGTGACCTATAGATTATATTAGTCGGATCACCTTTGTACTTTCTAGGAAAGGATGGATAGTATTTTCCCCTATAAGCCATCTAAATAACTATACTATAGAAGTATTTAGAGTGCCAGCACCAAGACCAAGAGGAATATCAGATATAATGCCTAAGTTACAGAATGTAGCTCAGACATCAAAGTTTTTAGTAAAATTTGTTTTGCCTAGAAGTCCAGTAAGAAGATTCATGAGACAGAAAGGTATAAATGATCGTTTCATTTCAGATAATATTGGATTATTATGTAGTGATGCAGTTTTACCAGGAAGTGCACTTGCATCATTAAATACTGCTGGTGATTTTCAAGGGGTCGTTGAGAGGTTTGCACATACTCGTAATTTTACACAGATAAATTTAGAATTTTATGTTGATAATGAATATAAATCTCTGAAGTTTTTAGAACATTGGATGGAATATATTGCTGGTGCATCGACTGCTGACCCAGTGAATGATTCTTATCATTTCAAGATGAGATATCCAGAGGAATACAAATCAAATGATACAAGAATAGTAAAATTTGAAGCAAATCATTTTCAGTTTTTGGAGTATAGATTTATTGGAATGTTCCCATTATCATTGAATTCAACTAGAGTTTCATATCAAAGTTCTTCCATATTGAAAGCGACCTGTTCATTCAGTTATGATAGATATATCTGCGGTGAATCATCATCTCTTGCCAGAGCATTAGGTATCAGTAACAATAAAGTAAGAGCTGGTGCAACAGATGATGGTATTCAAAGAAATACTGAAAATGGTTTGAATGAAGTTATGAGTGGTTTACCATTATTGAATCGTAACGTAGGATATACAGTAACACCTGATGGTAGTATGGTTGGAACTGGTTCAATAAACACAAGGGGTAATTTTATAAGAGATAATGCAGCGAGATTTGGTATAAATTAACGTTTGGAAAAGCACTATAAATAATCACACTGAAGTGCTTAGAATATCATGCCTTTACCAACCATTTCAACTCCTACCTATGAGTTGATTCTTCCTTCTTCTGATAAAAAAATTAGGTATAGACCTTTTTTAGTAAAAGAAGAGAAGATTTTAATCCTAGCAATGGAATCTCAAGATTCAAAACAAATTGCTAGAGCAGTGAAAGATGTTTTATCAAAATGTATTTTATCTAAAGGTATAAAAGTTGAGAGACTTTCAACCTTTGACATCGAATTTTTGTTTTTAAATATTCGTGGAAAGTCAGTCGGTGAACAAATTGAAGTTATGGTAACTTGTCCAGATGATGGTAAAACACAAGTTCCGATGGCAATTAACATTGATAGTATACAAATACAAAGAGATGAGGCACATCAACGTGACATCAAATTAGATGATACATATACGTTGAGAATGAAGTACCCTTCACTGAGTGAATTTATTAAGACTAATTTTAGTTCAGTTGAAAATATGAATGTAGATGATACATTCGATTTAATTGCATCATGTATAGATCAAGTGTATTCTGAAGAAGAATCATGGGCATCTGAGGAGTGTACGAAGAAAGAACTCAATAACTTTATCGAATCATTAAATTCTAATCAATTTAAAGAGGTTGAAAAGTTTTTTGAAACAATGCCAAAATTATCTCATACAGTTAAGGTTACAAATCCTAACACAAAAGTTGAGAGCGAAATAAAAATTGAGGGGCTGCAGAGTTTTTTCGGATAAGTATGGCACATGAGGATCTTGTGTCATACTACAAGTTGAATTTTGCCATGATGCAGCACCATAAATATAGCTTAACTGAACTTGAGAATATGATTCCTTGGGAGAGGGAAATTTATGTTTCACTTTTACAACAGTACATTGAAGAGGAAAACTTAAAAGCACAACAAGAACGTAATGGATGAGGAACAAGGTTTAGGATCGCCAATAGCAGGAGGTATCAGAGGTATTAGAAGATCAGTTTCTTCTAGTGTCTTTACTGGTCGTGCTGTTGCACCTCCACCACCAGACCCTCAAGTTACAAGTTTACTGAATCAAAATTCTCTTACACTAACAAGTGTTTCAGGTCAACTATCTAGTGTAAGTGCACAAGTAAATAATTTAAGTCAATCATTAAATGTAATTAGAGATAATTTAGCATTAAGTGACACAATAGAGAGACAGAGAGAAGCAGAGAAACAAAAAAGAGAAAGAATACTTGCAGAGCAAGCACTAAGAGAAGGTAAAGAATCTGACTTGGAAAGAAAAGTACAGAGTGCTTTGCTGTCACCTGTTCGTAGAGTTGCAACTTTTGCTCAAGGAATTTTAGGAAGATTAGCAAATTTCTTACTTATATTAGCAGGTGGGTGGTTAGTTGATAATACATTAACACTATTAGTAACACCATTCAGAGCTGCTGCTAATTTTATCGGAGCTAATGTTGCTAAATTTAGAGACATAATTTTAAATGGTGTAAAGGGAGTTGGTGAAAAGGTTGGAAATCCTATAGTTAATCTTCTTAAAAAACCAGTCAGGGCATTACTTAATGTCGGTACAAATTTACCTCTTATAGGTCCTATTGTAAAAAGATTTGTAGATCCAAATAAAGGTGTTGGTGCAGTCGTTTCTAAAAGTCCTCTATTATCAAAAACATTTAAATTCTTAGGAAAAGTACCTGTTCTTAATACGATTGCTGAAGTAGCTGGATTTGAAATAGATAGAAGGAATAGAATGAGTGATAAAGATGGTGATGGAGTTCCTGACCAAACTGCCACACAAGCAGTTGCAGGTGCAGGTGCAAATACAATTGCAAGTTTGGCAACTTTCTTTACAGGATTAACTTTATTTCCAGAACTTGGGTCAAGTATAGTCGGTGTTATAGGTTTGGGTATATTGAGTTCAATTAGTGGTGGTGCTGCTGCAGGTATAACTGATAGAATTACTGGTGCAACTAATCCTGAAGAGGGTGATACAAATGTAAACGTAGAGGGGTCAAACATATATCAATCAGTAGTAGAAAGTGATAATATTGTTCCTAATAAAAAAGAAATGGATACAAAATCCCTTAAAAAAGATAAAAA